GCTGTGGCGACAAAAAGACGGAATGAGTGACGCGGTTGGAACGGGGTGGGTCGGAGCTATTAAGGAGCATGCAGAAGAAATCATGAATGACAAAATGTTTGAAATTACACAAGGCATGTGTAAACACAATACTCCACTCACAAAGGAGGAAGCTTATTACCGCGAACTTTTTTGGATGCACTACGGATCTCAAAACGACCACCTCATTTCGGAAATATGGCGTCCCAAATGGACGACAGTGACCGATCCAAGTGCAAGGCTACTTATAGAAAAGAATCCAGAGTAATATAAATGACTGATTTTGTTAGAAACTTTGACTGCAAAAACTGTGAACATGTTATGTGGCTCAAAGAGGTTGGTGAAGGTATGACAAAGGTTTCGTCCGGTGAGCGTTACGATATTGCGAACACGGTAAACAATAATCCCCTCCCCGGAAAACCAAAAATGAAAAATGTCGCTGATTGGGCCTATATTCATTTCCAATTGGCGATGAAATATGCAAATGCTGTATTAAACAGTGACGCGTTCGTCCCCTCTGGCAAAACTGAGGTACTCTTCGAGGGTGAAGTCTCGAGGGTCTGAGTTTTCGTCCATTCGTACAAGTAATATAGGGCCATTTACATCTTCTTCGTGGAATGGTGACGGAAGTGCATTTTCGTTTGGAGATGTTGCGTTTTGTGCTTTCATTATCACAACATCTATATCAGGCCATTGACCAATAAAGGTTTGAGACCCGGATAGTATTTTGAATATTTCATTTTTTCTTGGGTCTATGTCAAGTTCTATCTCGTGTATGTCTCCAAGTTTTTCCTTTATCAATACGGCCAGGGTCATCTTAAATTCTCGTAACAAAAAAAATATCTACAGAAAGTAGATGAAGACCCCCAAAGGTAAATGGTTTTTGACTTTTATTGTTATCACACTCGTACTGTTGATGACAGGAACTAAGTTCGCGGAAAAATATCGCTCGGTGGACACGGATTATAAATATGGATTTGTTGATACAAACCCAACGCGTCGCACGGGTCAATTTTTTGATACCTGCTCGCCTGAAAACATGGTTGATTGTAAACGTAATAATCCTTACAAAGGTTTACCACTGCCCTAAGTCATTTAAAACTATGTAAAAAGTATACAATAGCAATGGAGAATCCAACTCGTCAATTTGTTCTTACACGACTCTCTACTCTCCTCGAGATTCCAGAAACGGATGCCATGTGTATAAATCTCGAGAAGAGTATATTAAATCATTCTGTCAGAAAGTCTCAAGATCCTTCATGGGAGAATGACACATTTGCAAATATTTACAAACACAAGTTTCTTCAGTTACAGTACAATATTAGAAATTCCCCGGTATTGAAAGGTTGGATTCGTGATAGGAGGGTAAAATCAAAGGATGTCATTGACATGCGTCCAGAAGATCTTTGGCCCGATGGACCCTACGCGAAAAAGATAGAAGAGAAAATCCACAAAGATTTACGAAAGGCTTATCTTGCCCAGGAAATCAAAAACACTGAAGGTTTCTTTACATGTGGTCGATGCAAATCCAAGAAGACCAGTTACTATCAACTCCAGACAAGATCAGCTGATGAACCTATGACAACTTTTGTTACATGCCACCAGTGCGACCGGAACTGGAAGTGTTAATATAGTATTTAGAATCTGTCCAATCTGTTGGCATGTCGCCCACGGACAGAACAAAATTGTAGCCTAGTCTCCTTTTCATAAGAGTTTTAGTTTCTGCACTAGTAAATCCCAAATAATCGTAGACGATCCCATGTTGTCTAAGTTGTAGCATTGTCCACTTAATAACCGGCTTGAGACCAGGTCTCGCAGTTATAATGATAATTTTGTAGTTCAATTTTTTCAATTTGTGAAGTAATTGAATGATTGGTGTGTTTGGTGTCCCGTCTGTAAAAATAAGTGTGTCATCTATGTCAAACATAGCGGCATCATTTGGTTTGGCGAGATCAAACATTAATATTATTAAAGATTTAAATACTCGTTTAGAGAGACATGTTCGTCGATGTTAATTGCGAAGATGACACAGTTCAGATTGCTGAACTCATCCGAGACGAAAACACCCACGATGCTGAAGTGATATTCTTAAAGAGAATTAAGAGTAATTTGTATGACTTTGAAGATGATATTACAGTTATTCCCAGGGAATCTATATGTGGTTGGTACGACGCAGAAAAATTAGAAGAAACTGGCATTTATGTAAAAGTCCCCGGTGGTTATGATCTCGTAGATGACAGTGAAGATGAAGACTATGTATGCACGGATGAAGATGAAGAGGACTCTGAGAGTGAATCCCTCGTGGACGAAGAAGACGAGGCTTAAATAATATAACCGTTTAACGTGTATGGAATGTCCGGTGTGCTACACACCGAAGGCAAAATACAAACTCGTATGTGGTCATTCCTTTTGTTATCAATGTATTACCCATTGGTACCAAGAGTGTGGTAGTCACACATGTCCAATGTGTCGAGGGGATATATCATTTGAACTTGACAAAGATACGCGAGAAGTACATATAGAATGTGCACCTTGTGCCACTATAGATGATTATGTGAAGTTTCACAATCTACTTGAAAAGTATGCAGGTTTCGAAATAAAGGATGTCGCGTACCTAAGACGTCAAGACTGGGTTCATTGGGTCATGGAATATAGAGGTAAAGAACAAGTGTATACAAATTACATATTTCATGGACTACGGGGAACCCAAGAAGCGCGTCACAAAAAACGACAAGAAGAACCAAAAGAGGGTGTACTCACAAAAGCATATAAGGAATAAACTAAAGATTTTAGAAAAGGCTCGCAATGAAAATATTTTTCATGTGTACACACCCCAATCAGGGAACGGGGTATGCGCGGGTGGCAAATAAAATAACTAATTACCTTGCAAATATCCCAGATGTTGAAGTTGTTTATTACGCCTTTCAAAATTATCCTGGCCAAGGTATTCGGGATAGATTTATAGATCCACGTATTAAGTTCTATGATGCAGTCGACATTGACCCAGATTCACCCAAGGGCTTTGGTGATAAGGGGATTGTGCCGGCTATAATTGACGAAAAACCAGACATTCTTTTTTTATACAATGATCTACCCGTCACTGTATCGGTTTTGGATAAAATTCCACCAGAGTATATGCCACCCCAAAAATGTGTATACCTGGATATCGTCTACCCATGGGAAAGACTGCTGTACTACGAAACTCTAAAAAAACATAACCCAGATCGTATATGGGTATTTCTGGAATGTTGGAAGAAACACCTGGTCGACGACCTCGGTTTCGAACAACAAATTGTGGAGGTACTACCACACGGTGTAGACTTTGAAAGGTTTGTCGATATTCCACAAAATGAAGTCAGAAAGAAATACGAATTTGGTGAAGATGATTATATAGTTTTGAATATGAATAGAAATTCGTATAGAAAACAGTGGTGTACCACTATAAAAGTATTTTTGGAATTCTTAAAAAATCAGGATATGAATCCAACTATCAAAATGTTTTGTGGTTGTATGATGGAAACAAAGGATGGTTATAATTTACCGGAACTTATAGCAACCGAGTGTGTACGAAATGGCATCGATCCAGGTGTGGTACTCAATAAACATATTTTTATGAATACAAAGCCACTTCACCTAACTGACGAAGAAGTGAATGAAGTTTACAATATGTGTGATGTTGGGTTAAATACTTGTTGTGGGGAGGGTTTTGGTCTTACAACGGCTGAACACGCATACTTTAATCGCCCGCAGATTGTTTCCGCGGTCCCAGCTCTAAAAGAGACTCTTCGAGGTATCGGGAGATTTGTTGAACCCGTTTTGTGGACCGTCGTCTCTGCATTTGAATCTCATTCCGGAGATATAGCTTACTTTGATTATATGGATTTTGTTGAGCACTTGAATGAATGCTACGAAAAGAGGAATGAAAATTTTGAATCGAGATCACATATTAAAAACAATTACAACTGGGAAAATGTATATAAGGTTTTGGATGCCTTTTTCAGAAAGTAAATGGCACCCTATACACCCCCAAACAGTCACTATTCTGAGATGGATGTTTCGGAGTATGACGAGGAGCAAGTATTTGCCTTCATTGGAAAAAGTGGAAAGAGATTTTACTGGCTTACTCGATTTCTTGATCTAGATTATCTTTGGTATGACAAACACAGGAAAACTATTGAAATTTGGGGTCCATATCATACACATTTGAATAAACAATCTCAGCATATTATTCGTGCTGAAATGGATCATTTTCTTCCTAAGTTAGAGGAGAACCTCTCATTTTCACAAAGTGAGAGTGAGCATGTACAAGAGACCCGCGTTACGACCGAGTGTTCCGTCTAAAATTCTCAAACCCACGAGAGTTGAAGAAGGGTCATTTTTGTATAAGTTGTTTTGTCAACCACCCATAAAACCAGTCGAGAGGGTTAAACAACCCGTATACCAAAAGGATGTGTACCTCGCTCTACTCAAAAAGAATTATGAAGAATATGGTCTCGAATACAAAGAACCAGATATTCCAGACTACAATCCGCCTGTGCGACCAGAAAAAAATAAAGAACCCGAATTGAGATACGCTGATCAAGTGTATATGAAAGTCCGCATTCTGAAGAGTGGTATTATTCGCGTAAAGCTTGATGCATCGTTCTACAATCTTTATGAAAGATATTACAGTAAAAATAAAATACCTCCCATAAAAACGGTCATACAAGCCTACAAGTCCATGGGATTTAGTGACGATTTTCTTCAGAAAATAAAGAAAAAACATGACAAAAATATTACATTCATGAAGAAGGTTTCACCCAAGATAGATGCTATTTTCAACAAAGAGACTATTAAAAAACCAAAAAAGAAGAAAGTTGAAACCGTCGAAGAAGATGAAGTTCCACCCGATGAAGATGACGAGGAGGAAGAAGAGGAAGAGGAAGAGGATGCGGGAGAAGATGGCGAAATGGATGTAGAAGTTGATGAAGATTTGGAAGAGCAACCCCAAGAAGATGAAGAGGTGTATTTATCCGATTAACCCCGTGGAATTGGGGGAAGTCTTACACCAAGAGATCTAAGGGAGTGTCTCTTCTCCCTTGAAAGTTGTGTAGATGGGTCTTTTTGGTATTCGAGCCATACATATAAATCTGGTGTTCCATCAACTTCCGAAAGAATATTTACATGTCTGTGAGTTCTGTGAAAGTTATTGAGTCTCGTGAACATAGTGAGCCAATGATCTTCGGATGGACATATCCATTCATTCTTGTTAGCTGGGTCTTCTAAATAATTTATAGAACGTTGTAAAAATATGTCATAAAATTCATTATAATCATGATCCCGAATTTCCATCATAGGTGGATCTATGAGAAGTTCTAATTCTACAAGTTCTATCGGAAAAGCCCATTGTATCATTTCAATTGCATCTGTACCTGACATGATATAACGTATCATATCCGCAGTAAGAAGACCACGTTCTCGCTTCTTTTTGTTTTTTCCATGCCTTTTATGATTCGCGTTGAGGTAATCTTCCCTCATGAGTTGAAATGAATTTTCAATAACAATTTCTTGGATTTCGACCGGTAGTGTATCCCATAATGACTGCTGACTCATCCCCTTAAAATCTTTGGAGATTTTAAATTTTACACACCTAAGTAGGTTTCAAATACAAGAAAATTAAACAGAATGTTCATCACAAACGTCGTCGTTGGTGACCATATCCTGGACAGAGCCGTCTTTTGGGATCTGAAAGAAGCGTCAAAATACGCACAAGAAACCGTGAGACACAAAGTGTGGGAACTTGGTAACGGGCAATTCTATTACGGAAGTGTCGAAAGTCGTGTATACGAACCCACTCTTGAAGTGACCTCAGACTATCAAGATGAACATATTCTTTCTTTCACTGGACCCATCCGAAATAGCACGAATGTCGTGTGATCAACATGTCGTCAAAATACAACTTGAAATTGTTCAAATGCTTTATATGGCCTGGCACTTTGCACAACAGGAAGACTATATTTCTGAACATGCACCATTTACAAAAGATGGAACGAGACGAGGATACAGACCCGCGCACCCCAAGCATCCTATGACTATGTGGGTGGCGTCAAGCCTTGAAAACTATATGTACGCGTGTAAGATAGGTATTGAACTCACCCGGGAGTACACACGTAGATATGGTAAAGTACACACTTGTGCTAGACACTTAACATGGCTCTTGGATCATCACCCCACTACATTTGAAGAAAGGCGTAGTGAGACCGCGTATTATTCCGTCGAGGGCATTCCCGAATGTATGCCTGAAATATACAGGCAAAAACATATTGTAGAAGCATATCAATTGTATTATATGGTTGAGAAAATGTCTTTTGCACGATACAAAAACATAGCCTCCGGTCTCTCTTCGGGTGTATCGTATCCGAGTGATTCCATAAACTTTGGAATTTCGCTATTTTCAAAATCGTGAATCTCAATGAGAATCATTGGTTTATGTTCTTTTATAGTATTTTTAGCA